AGATTATATTTTAAGAAAAGAAGATGGTGCTTTTATTCCAATACATGAAGATAATAGAGATTATCAAGAATATTTAAAATGGGTAGCTGAAGGCAACACAATAGAGGATGCTGATTAATGTTGGGTCATTCTGCTATTGCTGATGCAGCCATTGCCGATGTAGGTGGTGTAGTACAAATAGCAACAGCAGAGATGAGTGCCATAGGTTCTTCTGCTACTGTGGGTGTAGGCACACTAGTTGGTGTATCTAGTATAAGTGGAATATTCACTCAGACTACAGAAGTTAGTACAAAAGTTAGTGGAAACATTGATCTCAGTAGTAATTTTATAACCACCGCAGAAAACATAGCTTTTGTAAATGAAGCGATTGCAAGTTTGGATGGCAACTTTACACAAACTGCTCAAGGTAACTTTACAACTCCTGGTACAACAACACAACAAATGAGTTTTACAAAAACAACATCTGGAGATATACTGTACGTAGCAGTAACAACAGATGCAACAACAGAGACATATACAGAAATTACGCCATCTGGCACAGAGACATGGACAGAAATTACGCCTAGTGGCACAGAGACATATACAGAAATAGTGAGGTAAACATGGCTAGTACATATACAGATAACACAGGTGTTGAACTAATAGGTGCTGGTGAACAAGCAGGTACTTGGGGTAATACAACTAACAATAACTTAAAGATAATAGATAGAACACTAAATGGAGTTGTTACTTTAACCATTACTGGTGATAAAACTTTAACTACAACTAATGGAACTTTATCAGAGGGACATTACAAAGTTTTAGTTTTGTCTGGTTCTCCTTCTGGTGCATTTAATTTAACGATAGATCCTAACGATCAACAAAAATGGTTTTTTATAAAAAATTCAACTAACCAAACTGCTACAGTAAAACAAGGTGGTGGATCAGGCAGCACAGTTGCAATAGCAACAGGAACATCAGCTATAGTTTTTGCAGATGGTACTGGTGCAAATGCTAATGTGGCAACAGTTCCAACAGATTTAGTGGGAGACACAAGTCCTCAACTTGGAGGGGATTTGGATACCAATGGCAACGCAATCTTATTTGGATCTAGTGGTTGGGCGATATCTTTAGACTCAGATAATGAATTATTATTTAAATATGGTGGTACTACAGTATTTAAATTAGGAACTAATGGTGCAGTAACATCAGCTAATAATATAACAGCGTTTGGAACAAGTTTATAATGGCAGCACTACAAGCATCTGGAGCTATATCATTTCAAAATATTGAAGAACATTATAATCCTGGATCTAATTTACCAAGTCGAGGATTGAGTGAGTTCTATTTTGGTGGTTCATTGGTTCGTGATAATGCTAGTAATAATTCTTCAACTAATATGTCGGCTGGTGTGCCTAGTTCTGGTAATCCAATATCTCTGAATGATTTTTATGGTAAAGAAAGAGCTTTTAAAAAAACATTCAGTGATGGCAACACAAATCAAAGTGCAGATACTATTTTTGGTGATGATTTTGAAGTAGATTATCCAAAACAACTTGTTATAAGTTCAGGGCATACTATTGGTTCAACCAGCACATCTAATGCTGCTTTAACAATAGAAAGCAATGGTGTTGGTTCAATAACTATCACAAACGAAGGTAGTATCGAGGGTGCAGGTGGTGCGGCAGGCGCAGCAGGTGGTAACGCTCTTGAAGTTGCTGGAAGTGTTGCAGTCACGCTAGTTAATAATGGTGCAATTAAAGCTGGTGGTGGCGGTGGTGGCACTGGAGGCACTGGTGGTAATGGTGTTTATACTGCTAATGCCACTTTTTCAAGCGTAACTGATGTCGGTGGTGGTGCTTTTGGTAATTATAGTACACCACAAAACAATATGCCTAGTTGGATGAACTCAATATATACAGGCGGTGGTGATTTAGATGGACAAGGTGTTGTTGGTGATAGACGTTGGAGAGGTATAAATGGACAATACGCAAGATATGGTGTGGGTTCATCTACTCAGTTTAGAGTGAATCATGGTGGTGGTGCAGGAGATGGTATTAATGGAAACTGTGCAAACAGAGGACCTATGTACATATCAGCACAAACAAATACTACAGGTGTTTATACAGTTTCTGCTGCAATCAGTTCTCAATATGGAAGTGGCTATGGAACGCCAACTTTGTCTGTAAGCACAAGCACATCAAGCAGTGGCACTTTGTTTCAAAGTAGTGGTTCTGCAAACTTAACAGCTTCTACAACAACATATTTTACTTCTAATGGCACAACTTCAAATAACAAAGATTATTATTATAATAGTCTAAGTTTCTCTGTTTCTGGCACTTGTTTAGCAATACAGAGTGGCACTTCTGGTGGTGCAGGGGGTGTTGGTCAAGGGTACAACCAATCTGCTGCGGCGGGTTCAAGTGCCAGTGGTGCGTCTAATAATGCTGGTGCAGGTGGAGCAGGCGGTGCAGGTGGAGCATTTGGAGCATCTGGATCAACAGGATCAACAGGCAGTAATGGTAGTGGATCAAGCGTAAGTTTTCCATCTTCTGCACCAACAAATGGATCAAGTGGTAGTGCTGGTGGAGCATCTGGTAAATCAATACAAGGAAATAGTAATGTCACTCGTACTGGTAGTGGTACTTTAACTGGAGATGTAGCGTAATGCCTATGACAGCTTTAAAATTTAAACCTGGTATTGTATCTGACATCACATCTTACAGTAACGAAGGTGGTTTTGTTGATGGTGACAAAGTAAGATTTCGTTTTGGTTTTCCAGAAAAGTTTGGTGGTTGGGAGAAATATAGCACTAATCAATATCTAGGTAGTGCCAGAAGGCTACATAACTGGGTAGCTCTTGATGGCTCTGACTTTATGGGCATTGGCACACATCTTAAATATTATATTGAAGAGGGTCAGACTTTCAATGATATAACACCAGAAAGATCAACAGTAGCAACTAATGTTACTTTCACCACTAATACAGTGTCAGATCCTTCTGATACCACTTTTCAAACAGTTCTTGTAAACGTAACTGCACACGGTGCAAATCTTAACGATTTCGTCACAATATCTAATGCAGATGCGTCTGTTGGTGGAATAGCAGCTTCAGTGTTAAATGCAGAACATCAAATAACAGAACTTGTAAGCTCTAATCAATTCAGAATAAATGTTGGCACTACTGCAAGTTCTGCTACAACTGGTGCAGCAAAAAGTTCGGGGAGTGTTACCTTAAAATTTCAACTCAATGTAGGACTTGATAACACAGTTGGTGGAACTGGTTGGGGTGCTGGACAATGGAGTGGTACAACTTCTGGTGCTTTAGCAACAACAATAAATGAAGGGGCGGAGTATTCTATCTCTGATACAACCTTAACGGTTGCAAGTGGAACTGGAATATCTACTGGTGATGTTATTTTAATAGAAAAAGAATTATTATTTGTTTCTGGAGTTTCAACTAATGATTTAACGGTAGTAAGAGGACATAGTGGATTACATGCAAACTCAACACCTACCACGGGAGATGCAAGTAGCACTCAAGATTCTAATTCTTTTTCAGTTGCCTCGGCTCATGCAGACGGTACTCTTGTTAGATTAGCAGTTGGTAATGAGCTTGTTGACGGTAAAAATCTCAATGATTTTGTAGGATGGGGATCTAGAGCAGAGGTTACAACTCCTGGAGCACAGATTAGATTGTGGTCACATGATAACTTTGGTGAAGACTTAATAATTAATCCAAGAGATGGTGGGTTGTTTTATTGGGACGCAACAGATGATGTAACCACAAGAGCAAAAGAATTAAGTGCAACAGGTACGTTTTCCTCTGGACAAACAAGTGTGCCCACGATAGCTAAACAAGTTCTTGTGTCAGATCAAGACAGACATGTTATTGTATTTGGTTGTGATGGATTAGGTCAAAGACCAACTGCGTCAAATGCTACTCAAGATGCGACTAAACAAGGTGATGGTGTGCAAGACCCATTGTTGATACGTTTTTCTTCGCAAGAAAACCCAGTGGATTTTTTTCCAACTGCTACGAATACAGCAGGTGATTTAAGGTTAGGTGGTGGATCTACCTTCGTACAAGCTGTTGAAACAAAACAACAGATACTCGTCTTCACTAATAAAACACTACACGCTATGAAGTTCATAGGTCCACCATTTACGTTTGGTTTACAAGAACTATCAAAGAACATAACTATTATGAGTCCTTTTTCTGCTGTTGCCGTTGAAGATGCAGTGTTTTGGATGGGTGTTGATACGTTTTATGTTTACTCTGGTGGTCAAACAATACAACTACCATGCACAGTAAAAGATAAGGTGTTTCTAGATTTTAATTTTGCAGAGCGTGATAAAGTTCATGTAGGTGTTAACTCAGAGTTTAGTGAGTTATTATGGTTTTATCCATCGTCTGCTGGTACACAGATAGATAAATATGTTGCTTATAATTATTTAGAAAAAGTTTGGTACTATGGAACACTAGCAAGAGACGCATGGATTGACAGAGGTATAAGAACTCTGCCACAAGCTACTGGTAATCAGTATCTTTATAATCATGAAGTGGGTTTCGATGATGATGGTACTGCCATGACATCCTTTGTTGAATCATCTCCCATTGATATAGGGGAAGGCGATAAATTTGTTTCTTTAAGACAGGTTATACCAGATATAACATTTAATGGTTCTACATCAACAAACCCTTCAGTAAGTTTTACTGTTAAAACGAGAAACAATCCTGGTGCGGCACCAAGAGACGATCAGTCAGAATCAAAAACAGCAACTAGAGAATCACCTAGCACTGTTGAACAATTTACAGAAAAATTAGATTATCGTTTACGAGGAAGATCCTTTGCCTTAAAAGTAGAGTCCACAACACTGGGTACAAAATATAAATTAGGTACACCTAGAATAG